AAATCATCTTTTCCACCTATTAACGGTATCAAATATACATATTTCATTTTTTACTCCTTTCTCTGTCTACCCATAAAATTCTTGCCGCAAGCGTCAAGACCGTCCCTAATCATAGGGACTATTTTTAATAAACGTATTTTTGATCCGGGTCTAGCTCGATTTCTGACAATATTTCTATCTTATCTATTGTTGCATCAATGTATTTAAACTTAAATTCTGATTCAATAAGTTTTAATACGTCTTCCTCATGATACTTCTTATTTACAAGCATGGTATCAATGTGACTACAATTGTTCTTGTCTCTGACACAATATACGTAAAACATTGGTTTACTCAGCAATAATATATCATCCTGTTCTAATTCTTCGTCAATCGGGGCAAATGCTCTAATTTCTAGACAATCTAGAAGTCCATCCTCCGGCATATCTAATTTGTGACGTGCAATATTCAATACATCTGTTGGTGAAAGTGGCGTTGCCGTGTCAACTGTTTCTACTCCTCCATTCCATAAAGATCCGGCTTGATATTGATATTTTACATAATATCTCATGTACATGTTGTACCTCCTTTGGTGATATGTTGACGGTTACATTATATTGTTCTCGGTAAATTGATTTGTCTGACCTAAAATTCTTGCTGTCGCAAGACCGATCCTGATCACAGGATCTATTTTTAATGCGCCGGGATATTGTGGAAAGTCTGAAATTGGTGTTAAGTCTAAAAAACGACTTTTTTGCTATTTTAGTGCGTAGTTTGATGACTTGACAAATAAAAAAATATGGCAATGTAAACAAAATGAGATACTATGTTTTTGTGCATCGTGCATAATTGATTCGTTTTTATTGGATTAATAGGAGCGATGTTTGTGTCAGGCGGTTGATTTGAGTGCAGTGTGGTTGATTTTTGTTGTGCTGTGATTGGTGATTTGGGCGTAAATAAGGGGATTTTGCGATATATTTGACGATAAGGGAGCGGAGATGAGTCGGAGCGGGATATTGCGGTAGGGATTGGAGAATGTGGGGGCGGGGATTTTTTGGATTTGGGACGTGGAATTTTTAAGTTAGTGTGTGGAATTAACAGCTTATAGGAATATAGAAAATAGGGTAAAGGCGGCTAGTTTTTGATACCCCCTATGTACCAAAAAGCACTGAAATAATAGGGAATATTGCTATATTCCATAGTTATAACCTATGTAATAAAAAATATTGCACTACCGCCAGCGGATCGGTTTTTTTAGACTAATGAAATGAAAACTATTATAATAATTCTTATTGTATCGTTTTGTGCATTGTGCACAAAATATGAATGATTTTTTATACATATTTCACAAAAACGAAAAAAATCGAAAAAAAGACTTGTAACACGTTTTAACGTGTGCTACAATCATTTTAACGTCAAAAAGGACGTATTCCCAGTCGTACGCATAGCGTATATCTAATAATAAGCGTTTAACGCTTTGGGGCTGGTAATGATGTTTAACGTCGAATATTGATTTTTTTGGTTGCAACGTCGGCTATTTGCTGACGTGAAAATAAATTTTATTTTTATGCTGATTAGAAAAATCGGCGGAAAGGTGGTAACTATGTTAGATTTTAAGAAAAATGCAGAAACAGGAAGTAAAGAAATCCGTTCATTCACAATGAACGTTCACCCAATGATTGTAAATGAAAAGGGGTTCACTGATTGGTTTGACTACGCACAATGCGTCTATCAAACCGCACGATTAGGCGTGCTGACTCTCAATAGCGTAGAGCTGACCGAAAATGATAAGATATGGCTTGAATATCTTATGAATGAGGGTATAACGATACCTTCGACTGAAAAACAACTGAATGCACTATGTAGCCCAATAGCAGATTTACCTAATGAGTTGAGATTGTTAGGACTTTATACTCTTTCTGCCCATGGTATCCTGTTTGAAGGATGCAATGAAAAGGATGGTAAGTATTCCATTAAAACTATCAACTTTACCGCTAGCCTTGCCGACTTTTACAAGAAGTCAGCAGAGACGGTACGGAACATCCGCACTGGGCAGTCATTGGATGACGCAGTGCGTGGCTTCAAAGATGACTTTGGGGCATTCTTGCACTGTCTCGACCATGCACCCGTTGAAGGTGTCTGCAAGCACTGGGAAGTAACAGTGCGCAACAAAACAGTAAAAGCGTTTCTGGAGGGGTGTCTGGGAACGTCAAAACTGACAAAAAGTAATTTGCTGAAACGTGTGTCACCGATTGATACACAAAAAGCGTTTGAACGCTACGCCCTGATGTTCCTTGTAACGAATGGGCAGTACGTTCTTGCAAAGAAAAGCAAGGGCGGTATTGAGACGGCAGATAGTGTTATCAACCGCCTATGCAAATAATGTAGTCAGATAATGAGTTGTGGGCGTGTCGCATGGCACGCCCTTTATAATATGGCAACCAATAAGACACGCTGTGAAGGCGTGTCTTATTTTGGTGCAACAAAATAGTAAAGGATGGTAACAGGCATGAGATTAAAACAGATTAAAAGCGTACATAACACTTATATAACAACGTCAGTAATACGCCCTTTGGGCGTCACTATCCCAAAAAATACCGTATGCGTCAGGGATGGATACGATATATGGTATTTCTGTAAGCATTTCCCACGTCGATATAATGGCGATATAAAAAACTTACAATTATTGGTCACGTGGGTAGATACTCACGATATGACGATTGGGAAAGACTATGTTTCTGGCGATATAGCCCAATCATTATATTTTGGGTGGCTTGCGTGTAGTAAACCGCACACCGAAAAACCACAGCCACATTACAATTATGTGTCAATGATGCAGGATTGTATCCGAAAACCCAAAAAGGGCGGTAGCGGGCGAAGGATTATGCCACACGCTGAAAATGACGTGCAGGACTTGCGTTACAACGAACGCACGGAAGAAGCCCACTGGGAGTTTAGTGGTGCGTGCAGTATGGTTGCTAATGCCATGCGTTATAACGATTAAGGAAGGAGTGGAAAAATTATGTATAAAATTTATGTTGAAGGTTTTTTCGTTGGCGTGGAAACACTCGCGCCAGCGGAAATAACAACATTGAATAAGCAGGGCGTTATTGTAATGCCTTGCTAATCCGTGATGGTGTAACCACGGTTCGATTCCGTGGCACGGTTTTAGGCTAGTATGGTGCTAGTCTTTTATTTTAAGAATATGGAGGTAGATTATTATGTTAAAATTTAAAAAAAGCGACATTAGACGTGTCGCTATGAAAATTGCAGATGTATCCGAAATTTGGGGTGACGAAGTGGACTGCGTTGCGTTCCATCTTTCGGAGCTGTCTTTGACTGCCAACCGTTACGGCTGTGCAATTGAAGGCGTTGTACCCGATTGCTGGGGCGGCAAGGTAACCGTTTGTGCTTTGCCTGACGTAGCACGGCATGAGTGGGTATTTTAAGGGGGTGAAATGGTATGATAAAATTAAAAATGGAGCTTTGCAAGGCAAGACACACGACACCTGCAACTGATGGGGCTATTTTTGGAAACGAAGTAGACCCAACGGACACAACAGGACTAGAAAAGTGTGCGTTGGAACGGTTGACGGAATTACAGGTAGAGAAATTAGACTTGTATGTTACAGGTCTAACCGTGGCACTGATTGCGGTTATCAACGCCGCAAGGGAACTTGGAATTGAGGTGACTCTATGGCATTTTGATAGGGAAACCGGGGGCTACTACAAACAGGAGGTGAAATAAAAAATAGGACATAGTAGATTAAACAAAAATATTGCCGGAGGTGATATTATGTATAAAAATATGTTATACTCTATTGCACGGAGATAATCCGAGAATGGAGGTGACACCATGCAGGGAAAAGAGAAAAGCGAAGGTGCGAAGCTCATTTATGACTTGATTGACGAAATGGGTGGAACCGTACTTGATACGCCTGAAAAGGTGCGAGAGTATGAGCGTAATCGTTATGACGAAGAAAACGATACGTGGGATACCGAAGGTTTAGTGTAAAAAGCTAAACCAAATGAACGGGCGTAGTGACTGTATATACAATCATTACGCCTTGTTTATTATTATTCTTCATTGCCTTTTATAAGGCAAAATGGTAAAATGGAGGTGATAAAGGAGGTATTACTATGTATGTAAGTTACGGTAAATTATTCCAGTGGATGCGTGCACATAGAATGTCACAAAAAGAGTTTTCCGAAGTCACAGGAATTCAAGGTGGTACTTTGCAAAAATTAAGACGTAACGAACACGTCACAACAAAAACAATTTGTACAATATGTGAAAAACTTTATCTAAATCCAAACGATATTTTAGAATGGAAAGACGAGACAGAGTCTATACAGGCAAAGCAGCAAGCGAAAATAGATGCTTTGCAAAAGGAACTAGACGCACTTAAGAAGGAGGTAAACCATGACTAAGATAACAGGCAAATACTATACCGATGCAAATTTTATCAACGTGTGCACAGACAACACCCTTTACACCATTGCTCGTAATACAGGCGATTGGGGTTGTCGTAAAGTCGGAGACAAGACAGGGTTCGGTGTATTCGACAGCAAAGCATATAAGGCAGAGCTGGAGCAATGCAATAAGACAGGTACATTCGAATTGAAATAAAGGAAAATAAGCACCCAAAACAGGGTGCTATTTTTATACTTGACAATATGGTTTATATACCATACAATGTAATTAGAAAAGCAAAGGAGAAATGAAAAATGCCAGTCATATCAAGATTTCATGGAATTACAATCAAAATGTACTTGCGACAAAAGGAACATAATCCACCACATATTCATGCAATATATGGAGAATATATAGGTATGTTCTCTTTAGAAAATGGTGAAATGTTCGACGGAGACATACCTGCAAAAGGACAACAACTGGTGAAAAAGTTTATTGAACATTATAGGGAAAGGCTTTTAGACATGTGGGAAACGCAAAATTTTGAAGTCCTTCCTCCTGTAAAATAATGAAGGGAGTGGTTGATATGACAAATAGAATTGTATTTGTAAAACCAATGGATAACACTATTCTATTGGCAACTTTTCAAAACGGAATTGAAAAAACATATGATGTAAAAACTATGTTCGCAATGTTTCCACAAATGCAAATCCTAGAAAAAGATAAGACATTATTTAACAGTGTAGTTGTGGATGCTGGCGGATATGGTGTATCATGGAATGATAACCTTGATATTGAATCAGAAGAGATTTGGGAAAATGGAACGGAAGTCGGGAAAGTTGAGAATGATATTCTTGATGAAATGGGATACACTTTAACGCTTGCAAGAGAAAATGCGGAGATCACACAAAAAGAACTAGCTAAAAAAACTGGAATTAATCAAGCAAATATCAGTAAGATTGAGAGAGGAATGGCAAACCCATCATTAGCAACCTTGAAACGTCTTGCTGCAGGAATGGGGATGCAATTAAAAATTGAATTTGTACCAACGCAAATTTCACAGTAACAATAATATATAAGTAATTGATTTATATAGCATCTAATGGAAATTCAATCTGTTAGGTGCTATTTTTATGCACAAAATTGAAGGAGGCAGACTAATGAAACGGAAAATAATATATGGAGTATGTATAGTCGTAGCAATCGCTACGGCTTTTTTAATTGGAGCGAAAACGGCACCACCAACGCAAAACAGTAAGGATGTGTTAGATATGCGTACCGTTACGGATTTTAAGGCAACAGATACGGGCGTCATGCTGTATACGAAAGATGGTGACGGATATTACTGGGAGCGTTAGCAAGGGAAATATTTGCATAGTTAGAGGGCTGGAATTATCCAGCCTTTTATAGTGTGTAAATACTGTGCGGCTAGGCGGTGTGATAATGACTGCCACAACTACGCACGGAAACTTAAAACACGCACTAGAAAGGCAGGTGTATGGTGATGAAAATTGTATGGATTACGGAGACAACCGGCAGAGCATACGTAAATGGAAATCTTGTAGCGTATGCCCACCGGGACAATCAGGGAAACGTGACGTATGATTCCCGGTTCTAAATGGAGATGGACGCCTTGCAAAAACAAGACGCCCAATGAGATTCAAGGGCGGTTATAGGGTTGTAACCGTCCTAATAAAACAAATCAATTATAACAAATATCAGGAGGAAAAGCAAATGAGCAGGGAATTATATAATTACAAGAGAAAGGCAACCACCGCCGCAAAGGATTTATGGTATGGCGATGATGTACTTGCGGCAATTGACCATGCAACAACGGTAAATGAAGTAGCACGGATTATGAAGAAAGCGAGGGAAGATTATGTATACGAAGAGTGAGTTGCAAAGGATTTATGCGAAGGCAAAAGCAGCACGGTTATTCGGTGGCGTTGCCGCACTTATTACAGGTGTGGCAAGTACATTACTTACAATGGATGCCACTGCATTGCTAATCTGTGTGCCGCTTGGTATTGCAATGTTAGCAACGGAAAGCGAACAAGAAAAATGTGTAAGAAAAGAATATATGGAGGTAGAAAGATGAGAGATTATGCAGATTTTTGGGAACTGACGAATTATTTGAACGAAGTGTTCAAGGGTGGGCTGACAGCAAGGGAAGTTGCCTGTTATGCGAGTGTGTATTATCAGGATTACTTACGGAGTCTTGAGCTGCACAAACCACAGGCAATTCTAATTCTAGTCATTGAGAGACTGGAAGAGGATGGAACCGATGAGGCAGACAGTTGGCTTGAAAAGATATTAGTAGGATTGCGTTAGGAGGTAGGCAAAATGAAATGGATTGAGATTTTACGGAAAGATGACTATGCATTATTACAAAGCGAAAGTGATACGCAATATGTGGTGGCGAGTGGGTATAATCCAGATGCCGAAGAAGATCAATTGTGGACAAGCGGCACGTACTTTACGTACTGGGAAAGTGTGGAGTGTAAGGCAGAGTGCTTGCAGGCGGCGTTGGATTGCTTGAGAAGTAGAACGGAAGAGCATTACGTCACGAAGAAACAGAAGTATCTTGAAATCTACAGGGAAGATTACGGCGAAGGCACATTTGACGAAATCTTGAAGTCACTTGATTTAGATGATGATATGGTAGGTGATTCGTTTGGGTGCTACTGTATTGTGGACGAAGAGAGCTTGAAAAGGTAGGTGATTATATGCAACTTATAGCAAAAACTCAGAAAGGAACAGAATTTATGCGCTCAAAAACAAATGCGTTCTTTGTTCCTGATTCAAGTGCAAATAGGATTTGTAAGATAATGAATAACACGAAGTTTATGCTAAAAAGCGAAAATGAAGTTTGGCATGTATATGACTATGATTTCACGCAGGAACTGTATGTAACGCATAGATTGAGTATATACAGAGGCGTTGTAAAGTTAAAACCACTGTAAATGGATATTTCATAAGGAAAGGTGATTATATGACAGTATATGTATTAACAGTAGATAATGAAGTAGTAGGTGTATATGATGAATATACAAAGGCATACGATGTAGGTTGTAGTAAATACGATGGAGATTTTGATATTGATGAATTTGAAGTAGAGTAGAAATGCGTGTCTCTTTGGATTAGAAAGGTAGGTATAAAAATGGTATATGTAACATGGAATGATACAGAAGATGAAGAACCAAACGTTATATCTTTTACTACGTGGGAAGAAGCAGAGGAATTTTGTAAAGAAAACGGATTAAAAACAGAAGAATGTTGTGCTGTGATGAATTGGTAAGAAATTCGCATTTCAAATGGAAAGGAGGAAATTAAAATGAATAAATCATTATTAGCATTATTGCAAAAGGAATATAGTCTTGTAAGAAATATATATGTAAATGAGGAAATTTATGAGACATATAGGAATGAAGATAAGCATCGTGCATCTGAATTCATGAAAAAATCAGAAGAGTCTAAAAAAGCTCTTTTAGAGTGTCAAAAAGAAATCTCTCAGTATTTGGTTTTTTTGGAGGGATTAAAAGAAACTAAATTGCATTTCAAAGGTAGATTGGAGGAAACGATATATGTTAGGATATAAAATCTATTTCAATGGAAACGAATTTGTAGCAGATAATACTGCAACAGAAGTTCAGACAATGCCATGCGATTCAACTGTTTCATGGATGGCTAATAAGACATATGCAGATAATGCTGTAGAAGAGTACAATGCAAATGATTTACAGGATGTGAAAAAATGTAAAGAGTGCGGAGAATATTTCTGGCAAACAGATGAAGAAAGAATATGGTTTACTGATAGGAATATGAAAGCACCTTGCAGATGTTATTCTTGCAGGAAAAAGAAACACTGAAATCGCATTTCTTTAGATTAGAAAGGTAGGTAAGTGTATGATTCAGAAAGAGAAGATACCGGGTTATTCGGTAATTGCATATGACAAAGATAATGATGTGTTTATCTGCTATGGTAAGTATATGGAAAAATCTGATGCTATAAAAAAAGCCATAGAATTGAAAAAATTGCTTGATAAAGAAGAACTTAAAAGAACTTGTTCTGATGGAACAGAAGAACCTATGGATTGGCTTGAGGTTTATTGGAATTGGAACAAAGATGATGAGCGAATAATTTGGGGTTCATATAATGATTAAATCGCATTTCATTAGTAGATTGGAGGAAATTTTTATGAAACAAATTATTAAATTTATTGACGTAGATGTTGATGGTTGTGGTACAAATGTGGAATCTATGATTGAGATTGAAGGCAAACATGAATTAACGAACGGAATTATTCAGAGAACGAAAGATGCTATTGAAAAATACAAGAAAGAAAATGGTGGAGAATATGATACTGATAGCATTATTGATGTAGCATGTGGACATTTAGAATCCGAAGGGTATATGTGTGATTATATTTCAGAAAATGCAACTATCGAGTTCTGATGAATCTAAGATTTCATGGTTTAGCAACTAAACACAATAACGCAACCGCAATGGCAGTTAGGAGAATAAATACCTAGCTGCTTATTTTTATTACAAGGAGGAAACGAATATGAGCAGATGGTTATATGATCCTGAGACGGACTCACGGAATGGAAAAGAGTTTACCTATAACTCACCAATACATGAGAATGATACATTATTCAGCGGTTTCTCATATAGAGAAATTATGGATGTTGTAATTGCAAATTATGGACACGACATAACAGAAGAACAGTTTGACAAGGCACTGAAAGAGTTTATGGATATACGAATTGAGGATATGAAAGAAAACTTAATGATGTGCAAAGCGAATATGTTAAAAGAAATTAGAAAGGCAGGTTGATATATATGGGCAACTTGAAAAAATTCGTAGGAGATTATGCGTATTCTTATATTAAAAACATTGCAGTAGATCAAGAGAAACTTCGCAAAGCATTAGTAACACCACAAAATGCAAGGAATGTGTTTTCTGAATTAGATGAGTTCCAGATAAAGTCCATCTGTGCTGAAATAAGTGCAAATGATGCCTTTGGAACAATAAGGGCAACTACGCAGGAAGAAATCATTGAAGATTTTAAGAAGGCTGGATATGACACTGTATTTTTTGATGATGAAGAGAAAATAGCAGAATGCAAAAAGTATTATGCAGCAGGAGAAGTGATTTGCACTTATAATAATCTTTCTGGTCGTATGAGTCAGTATCATATGTTGGTTGCAATTAAGAAAGATATTGACAAAATACAGAGAAGTAAAACCCCACAAAGGGAAGATGAATATGGCACATCTATTCTTAATATTCAGATAGCAAAAAACGGAAGTCATATGTCTATTAAAAATCGCTATAATCATACTGTAAGCGAATGCGATAGTACACTTAATAATAATCTGGATTTATTAGTTCCCGGATTACAGGCAAAGGTGCTTGGATATTATAACATAGCTTCGCTTAATAAAAATAAAACCTATTATAGAAACATTGCTAAAATAAACGGAGTTTATCTAAAATATGTTACGGAAGTTGAAAATGTGTATTTTGGCAACTTTGTTCTTGATAGTAAAAACGGAGTAAGATTTGCAGATAACGGAAGATATTATGTGAATACTGATCGTGATAATCTTTGCGTTCTTGATTTTCATGATAAAAAAGTAATTAAGCTTTTTAATGAAAGCAAGCAAATTAGTAAGGGAACTTTACTGACAAGGGCGATGAAAGAGAATTTATTACATAGTGGTAACAAAGAGCATATAAATGAACTTAATATTGTTTTTGACAATGCTCTGAAAGAGTTATTACGGTGTAGAAGCAAGGCATTACAATTCCTTGCTTGTTGTTATGGTTACGATTTTCAAAAGCCATTCAAAGTAACTGCTCTACTTGGAAAATTTACAGTTAATAGTATTAAAAAGATAACGGGAAGTAATAGCGGAATATTATTAGTCTGCAAAGGAACGGAGGTTCGTTGTGTTGAATTAAACACAGGAAGGTTTGGAATAGAGGTACCAAGAGATAAATATCAATATTTAATTGATGATTATTGTGTAAAATATGATTTTGAAGCAGACAGAAAAAGTGGAAAACTTGGAGTGTTTATTATTCAGCAAGATGCAAAATATAAAAGGAAAGTAAAAAGAACTTCTAGTTCTTACTATTGTTATAGCAATTGCAGCTCAGATGAATTTGATAAAAGTGGTTGTAATATCACAGAAGCAAGACAAGCGTTAAAATATCGTCTCAATACTTACAAAGCAGACAAGAGAAAAAAAGAGGTTGATGCTATTAGTTATGAAGCAGATCTCAAAGAGATTAAGGAAATGTTTTCAAAATTAAAAACAAAACTTGTTCTCGAATTAAACGAGGCAAATACATATGAAGAGTATAACAAGCTTGACAATGTATTTGACTATCATTTTGTATGGATGGTAAGAGATATTGAAAATTTAGAAAAGAAAGTAACTCAAAACAAATTTGATACTATAAAAGAGGCAACTGATAGTATTGCAAGTTTGAAAGAAAAAATTATGAAAACAATGAGAAAAATGGAAGGCGAGGAGATTGAGAATTATGCAAAAAACATTAATGGAAATGTTAATTGAAGCAGGTTATCCGAAAGAAGAAATGGATCACCATGATTCTGACTTGTATGTATATGTAACACCACTTACAACAAAGGTAATTGAAGAATGGTGTAAGGCACATGATTATAGAATGGCTTGGCATTGTCCTACATTTAAAGACCAGATAACAGGCAAAATGATGTATGATTGTGCATTTCAGTGGTATGAAAATTAGTATGAAATTGGTAATTTAGAAAGAGGGTTGACATGTATGAACGAATTAGATAGGATCATTAAAGATTTATCTGAATCTATTGAAGATGACCAGAAATATATGGAAGAAGAGTTTGAAACAGTAAGAAATTATTGTATAAAACGGGAATTCAAGTTATCAGAGGATGAAATGAAAACAATTAAATCAATCGGTTTAGAAGATTGGATTGAAGGATGGAGGAATGATTATGAAGAAGTATAATGTAACATTTACAACATATGAAGAATACGAAGTAGAGGCAGAAAACGAAACAGAGGAATAAAATATGGAAGAATATATTTTGAATGAATGTAGAAAACGTATTCTAAAATTTCATAATATGTCTGATATAGAGATTTATAATTGGATGTGTGATAACTATAAAGGATGTAGTAATTATGAAATGATAAGAAAGTGCAGTTTTATAATATTCGAGGAGAGCAGATAGTTAAAAAGCTATCTGCTTTTTTTAATGCAACAAACAGAGAATAATAAGGCAGATGCAAACAAAAGTGTCTATCTTATTTATTGGAAAGGAGAACGGAATAATGAGAGTAGAAGAAATAACGGAAACAAAGGAAGTTGTAGTAAAGAAGCTGTATATTGCAAACGATGGTACCGTGTTTAACAATGAAGAGGATTGTAAAAAACACGAAAAAACAACTGAGCTAATGAGTGATTATAACAAATTAGTGAAGGGAAATGTCAATGAATTTGATTTATTCTTTGAGGCAGGAAATGTCGATTACTCATACGACATTGTTGAAGTAAAAAATGAGAATGATATTAAAATCGTAAATAATATCTTAACTAACATACAAAAGAATGCAAAGCGAATTGTAAGACCGGGTATGTACCTTGTCGGGCATGATGACGACAATAAAATATACGGTTACTGGACAACATTGGGCGAAATACTAAACAGTATTGCGACAGTATACAATAAGGCTTTGATAGCTGGAAAGGAGAACTAATGCAAACATTAAAATTACCACTAAAATTAGAACCACGGTTGGAGAATTAAATAATACAGACTGTGCGGCGGTTGCTACAAGGCAGCCGCTATTTTATTACAAACAAAAATTGAAAGTGAGGACGATAATTATGAAAAACAAGACATATGTAACAGCAAAAGAGGCAGAGCAGGAAATGCAGGTTGTACGGCAAGCAGACGGTTTTACTGGCAAAATGGAAACGGATTATATTTCTCGCATGATTAAAGATGCAAAGAGAAATAGCGTAGTCGGAGACAAACTACAGCTAGTTGTAGACCCAACTTACATACATATTCCAGAGTGGCAGAGACGAATTACGAAGGCAAAATCCTTTGCAATCGGGAATGGTTATAACAAATACAAGTGGGACGCACCAAAGGTACTTGTATACAAAAATAGATTGTTAGTAATTGATGGACAGCATAGAATCTACGGTGCATTTAAGGCAAGTATGGATGCGGTTGTTGTAGAGATTATGGAGTGTACGTTGGAAGAGGCAATTGATTTGTTTCTTGATCAGACAAAAGACAGAACACGTATGTTGCCGAGAGATATTTACAGAGCGGCGATTGTAGGCAAAAAGCCGGATTACTTAATGCTTCGTGATATTTGTAAGGCAAACAATGTTGCTGTGTTAGGTGATGATGGATCAAATACAGTTGGTGTACTTACTTCGATTAGTGACGGTATTTCTTTGGTACGTTCAAATCCTGAGTTGCTGGATAGTATTTTACGTATTATTGGTAAGCTTGGCTGGAACGGATATGCTGAGAGTTATAGCGGTAAGGCATATACAGCGAGAGTATTGAGAGTATTCCGTAAGATGTATGCTTACTTTGCAGGAAGAGAAGAACAGATGGAAGCGGCATTATTAAAGCATTGTAAAGGTACAGAGTATTTTGCAAATCATCTTATTGATAAGACACAGGCACAGATGTTTGATAAGCTGCGTGATATTGTTGAGTACGAAATGCAGAGTCCATTTACACAGGTAAGAGGAGCTAAAAGAGCATGAGCAGAGAATTGAAACGAAAGTTAAAGGAAGACACATTGAGTTTCTTGTGCAGCATGGTACTGATTTTAAGTTGTGTTGTAGTCGTATCAATGCTGTAGACAAATGCTGGGCTAACGGCTATACGGGCAGAAAGGTTGTGGTTATATGGCTAAGTTACCGGGTGTGCCGGTGCGAAAATTTACTAAGGCACTTGCAGATAACGGATTTAAGAAGGATCGTTGCAACAGCGGTCATGAAATCTGGGAGAGAACAACGACGGAAACGGTGGTTGTACCGATTCATGCAAAAGAAATTAAAGGTTGTATTGCACGGAGATTAAGCAAGGAACACGGATTAGGACTATAGGAGGTGTCTGTCTTATTTATTAGAAAGGAGAATGTGAAATGAAAATCAGAGGCGATGAAGTGTTATGGCTGTCTGAAAAAGGAAATGTAGCTGTGGCGTATGCACAATTTGACCTTGGCGAAAAGTATAAAGTATTCCATAAAGTAAAGTATGGAGATAATTCTATATGGGAATTCTTGTTAGCAAATATCGGGGAGTCAAAATGTTTGAAGATGATACATTAAAATTCGGCGAAATCGAGTTGAGATAAGAGAATATATAGAGAGAAAGAGGTGATTGTTATAAAAGTTATTCAGAACAATTTTAATCAAAGTGAGTTGAATAAAAAAGAAGGGATGCCATTGACTGTACATACATTTTGTGATTATTGCGATTCAGAATTGGAGGTATCCAAAGAAGATACTCATATCGGCTGGCTTGGTGCCGCATATGTAACATGCCCATGCTGCAAAAGAGAGACAATGGTGGATGAATTAGATGGAATTACATTGACAAAGGATAATGTCGAGTTCCCGGTACATTTTCGTAGAACGAATAAAGATATGGATGGTGTTATTGAAATTGACAAATATAAGATCACCGAAGATGTTCGAAAGGGCTTGGATTATCTAAAGAATAATAAAGATAATCCTTATTGGTCTACATGCCGGGGTGATTCGTTTGTGAAAGTATTTAGGAATGAAGGAGATGGGGAATACGTTGTGTTGGTAACAAAAGATTTTTACCTTACAAAGATTGATTTTCAAGAGGAAGATTATAGTGATTATGATGACTATGATCTCTTTGATGATTAACATTGGATTGGAGGAACAAAATGAATTATTTCATATCAGATCTGCATTTTGGTCATAAAAACTGCTTATCTTTTGATAATCGCCCTTTTACAAGTATTGAGGAAAACGATAGAACAATTATCAAAAATTGGAACGATACAGTCGGAATTGATGATGATGTGTATTTACTTGGTGACATTTCATGGTATAACGCAACAAAGACTATCGAAATTTTTAATAATTTGAATGGGTATATACACCTAATTAAAGGTAATCATGATAGTCGCTTATTAAAGAATCGAGAGCTGCAAAGTCGATTTTGTGAAATTACAGATTATAAAGAGTTGAGTCTGGATGACGGACATATTGTTGTTCTATGTCATTATCCGATTCCTTGTTTTAATAATCATTATTATGGCAGTTATCATTTATTTGGGCATGTTCATACAGGATTTGAGGATAACATGATGGAGCAGGTTAAATACCAGATGACGGCTTTATATGATAAACCATGTAATATGTGGAATGTCGGCTGCATGAAAGATTATATGGATTATACCCCGAGAACACTAGAAGAAATTATTAAGAGTGGAGAATAAAGCTTTATGAAATCATTAGAAAAGTATAATTGTATTTTCTGCAAGTACAGAAAACTTAACAAAAATATCGTTCAACTTTTTCCATTTAAGCAAATTGATTATTGGCGAACAGAGAGAGCATATAGAAAAGAAGAAAAGTACAATGAAGCGATGGATAAGAAATATGGAGATTGTTTCATAGAAACAGATGATTGGAAATTCATTTGGGGAATAACAAGTTGGGATGATTTATCTGGTCACGAAGCCAATATGTATACCATGAATGATATAGATATTACATATGATAAACAGAAAAAAGAATATATGCTTGGAGTTGAAACGGCATATATGTTCGAAACATATGCTTCAGCGTGTAATTATCTAAGAACATGCTTGGACGCATTTTCAAAATATATGGATGCTAATGGATTAGATAAGAACAAACAGTATAGTTTATTCATGAGCAATCCTTGTACAAGTATGGTAGCTGATTCGATTGAAGAATTATATACCAATTTTAAAATTTTTGTAGATGGATTTTGCAATCAGAATAACACAGAAAATAAAAAGGATGGAGAATAAATATGTGTAACCGTTGTAATTATGATTCACCTGACAATCAAATATATAAAGATCCATTAACGAATGAATATTACTTGGACATTGAAACCTCTGAATGGGATGAATATGATGATGGTTTTGTTCATCAAAGAGAATATATTGCGTATTGTCCTTGGTGTGGCAGGAAGTTAGGAGAATAAATTAAAAGTCAATTCAGGTTTCTTTTTAACACAAAGAGAGAATATTAAAACAAGGAGGTAATAAAAATGAAGAGACAGATTCGTAGAGGTGTTTTCGAGACAAATTCATCAAGTCAGCATTCACTTTGTATTATGAAGAGGGCTGAGCATTATACACCAGATGGGATTGCAAGGGACTTTTATTTGTGTGATGACAAAGAAACTGGTGAAAAGGATTGTGAATGGCATATTTGGGATAGTGACATGGATTTTGGTAGAACACCGTTTAGAGCATTAGGTAATTTTCATGACAAATGGTTATACGCATGTGCTTCATTAGTGATCGAGTATAATGACGAGAATTATAAGAAGCTTGAATCGCTTGCATTAAAATATGTTCCTGGTCTTAAAAAGATTATTATTCCTATGATTTCAGATTCAGTCGCTGATAAAAATCATCCAGAGAATAAAGATAGTAAATATGCACAAAAGTATGGTAAGACAGAGGATGAGCTTAATGAGTGGCTTGAACAGAAAGAGAAAGATTGGGGAATTGATACAATCAAATATTGGGAAACCGATAATGGATATTTTCATTTTGATAAGCCATATACAGGGTATGTTGATGAAGATATGCTTAGTGGATTCCTCAAAAAAGAGAATATATCATTAGAAGAATATCTGACAAATAAGAAGTATGTTGTTATTCAGGATGGTGACGAATATTGTTATTGGTCAGATATGAAGAAAGCAGGATTAGTAAATATGGATGCTATTGATCATGAGTATCCAGAAGATGATGAAATGGAGGATTAATTTATGAAAAGACAGATTAGGCGTGGAGTTTATGAAACTAATTCATCGAGTACACATTCGGTTAGTATTTATAATAATTCAAAGAGAAGATTTCAGGATATTCCTAGAAACTCAGAGGTAGTTCTTAATGATACATATGAGTATGGAACAGATATTTTTGATGAGCTTGGAAAGTTAAATTATGTAGTTACTATGCTTGCAAGTATTATTGAAAGAAAATATGATTATGATGAGCTGAAAGTGGAATCTTTTGAAAATATGATAAATTTAAATTGGTTTAGGTGGCTTGCAGATGTCGTAAGAGAGGAAAGTAATACAGAAGTTATCTATAAGTGTCCTACATATTCGGATGGTAGAGATAAAACCTATCAACCATATTATGATACAACATATGACGAGTACGATTCTATTGAAACAATTCTTGCTGGTGATGACTC